TCTCTGTCAATATAACGCACCCATTGATTGGTTGTGTTGTAGCGGAAGGTCTGCATCATGGCACGTAGTCTACGACCAATGGGAGTGAGTGTGCCATCACTACGCTGCACAATCTGCTCACCTGTGCGTGGATCTACCCACTTGATAATCTCAGGACGAACCTTGCCCCACTTGTCAATCTTTTCACCGTATGGGCGCGGCTCAATGGGACCAATCACTTCATAGGTGATCATGCCATTCTTGTACTTCTTGAACGTGCAATGCATCTTGCGACCTTGGCTATGATACTCACTATCCGAGTGTGGCACGAATGCTGTGAAGAATTCATTCTGTATTTCACTGCGACCAGGGATTGACGGATCTCGGGCGGGCAGTTCTTTGAGTGGATCTTCTGGCACAAGGTCAGTCTTGTCCAGGTAAGGATTGTCTTTGCCAATGTACTTTTCTTCCACGTTGACACCGTTGAGTGTGTCCATGGCCACTTGATACTTGAGTCTGTTGGCACGACCTTTTAGGTTCAGCACAATACCAGTTTCATCATACACAAAGCGTTCTAAATCTCGAGCTGTGGGAAAGTCAGTCATGAGTCCTTCCAGATCAAACTCTCGTTCTACTGGCGCAGGCTCTGCTGGCTTTTTCGACTTGGGGGTCTTGACTTCTGGTTCAACAGGTGCAGCTGGTGCAGTGTCATCCCAGATGTTTGGTTCGGGGGTGGGGGTGGGTCGTTTGTTCATGTCTTTTTCCTTTTCTAAACAAATCAAAAACTAGAACACACCCTGTGTGCTCTAGTGGGGGAGAATCAATAACCGGAAGTTGCGCCTAGTGCGCCCTTGCGAGCAGCACCAGATTTCTGTTGCTTGGCAGCATTGCCTTTTGTGGGTCCACGACCAACATTCACTGTGGCCTTTACTGGCTCCACTGCTGGATCTCTTACACCACGCATGAGTTCACCGCGTCGGGCCACAGCGTCTGTGATCATGTCGGCGATTTCACTTTTCTCTGAACCTGTCCGGGCCTTTTCACTCATGGCGTCAGCACGTTTGGATCCTGTGTTGTGGTTGCCTGTTGTGGGTCCACGCTTTTGATTGATCTCTTTGGCTTGCATGTTTTTGGTTGATATTCTCATGGTGTTTCCTTATGCTACTGTGTAGCCTGATATTTCATTCACTGTGGCAGCGGCTCGTTGAATCTGTGCTGGTGCTCTAAATGGTGAGCCATCCAAGGTGCTGACTCTTAAGGCCACATTCACTGCATTGGCTGTGGTGTTTAAAAAGGTAGTTGCGAGTGGTATGCCTGCGGGTGCAGTTGGTCCAATGGCAGCACCTGTTGTGGCGTTGACCCAACCGTATGTGGCAGGCACACTTGTGACTTCAACATAACCATTCAATTGATAAGCAATGTTGGCAACGTTGCTCAGACCAAACACACCTGTTGACACATTGGCAGTGATGGCAGTGCCTACATTGGCAGTGATGGCACTGAACACCACCTGTTGCGGACTCGTCACTGTGTTGAACTGTATAGAACCCACCTGGTCAGGAAACGCTGAACCACTAGCCACAAAGCTCAAGCCTGTTGTGCTTCCTGCTGTGGTGATAACATTGGCGCCACCTTCTGTGGCACTCAACACAAAGGCATTGCTCTGATTGGTGCTGGTGATGTAGTAGGTGGCAGGTGAAGTGTAACCAATAATGGCACCAGTGCCCAGTTCAGAACCACTCACCACCACAGTGTCACCTATGTTGTATGAACTGAATGAGTTGGTAGTGAATCCACCGGCTGTGTTGGCTATCACAACGTTGCCTGGATTGATGCCTGGTGTGGTGTCTGTTGTGGTAATGGTGTAGAGATTCTGACTGCCTGTGTTGACCACAGTCTCTAGTGCAGGAGTAATTAGGGTTGGCATATTGAGTTCTTTCTATTAGACAACCACGCTGGTCAAATACACAGTGACATTGGCAGTTGAAGCCACACTCACAAACAAGTTGCCAGTGGCAGCACCACGGGTGTTTAGAGTGAACAGTTGAGGTGCGCCAGGGATCACGATCATGCCGCGTCCAGGAGTGCCTGACACTGGTATCTGTGCGTCGCTGTCAAATTCATTGAAACTGGCATGCACAGCCACCACAGTGTTTGATGTGGCAACTGGTACGCTGACCAGGATGGCATTGGGTGCCTGACTGCCAGTCAGTTGCAGTTGATACAGCTGACTGTCATCATTTGAATCAATGGCAAAGTTGTCGCCTTGTAGTTGAAATGGTATGTTCATCTTGGTCCTTTAGTATTGGCTCTTGGGACCGTAGTTGATGCCACCAGTTGAACCTGGGGCAACTGGACGACTACCTTTTGTCACTGCACCATAACTTGTGCCGCCACCTTGACCAATGCGGATTGAATCAGGATTGCCAGGTTTCTTCACTGCTGTCATGCCTGAACCACGGTGTTGTGCACCACGGTTGATTGAGTCACGAACTGAACCTTGCCGGGGTAAACCAGGCATGCTGCTGGTTGGTGGGCATTGGTAAGGATCTTTTGTTACTGACGCTGAGGCTCCTGCACGGCTGGGATTCTCGCAACCATGATTTCCCACAGTGGGTCCACGACCTTTGTTCACAAGGCGACCATCGTTCATGTAGCCTGTGAAACGATTCACATGCAAACCACCACGAACAGATCCTGTTGACTCACGTCCAGCGCCATCAAAGCCTAGACCTTGATCCATTTGTGTTTTTGAGTTGGGTCTCATCATTTTGTTTTTCCTTTTGACTTCGAAGTCTTTTTAGCAGCCGCTGAGCGTTTGACAGCATAGGCAATGGCCACGGCTTGTTTCTGTGGTTTACCTGATGACATTTCTTTCGAAATGTTTTCCTTGAAGGCCTTCTTGGATGTTGATTTTGTTAACGGCATAATGTTATTTAGTTGTGGCAGCAATTTCTGATATCTTGGCCAAGGCCGCTGTGAACGCTGCCTGTTTGGCATCTACTTCATCCGCTGAACTGGTGACCTCTACTGAATTCATTGTGGCCATTACCTTGTTGAGGATGAGATTATGGTACTTGGCAGTGAGTCCAGAATCGTTACCGCGTCGAGCAGCCAGGAAATCTTGTGTGAGTAGGTCAGTGTAGCTTTGGCCGCCTTGCAGTTCAATTGAGTCCAGCAATGAACTAATGGTGACCTTGGCCACTGAACCCTTGGGTCTACCAGCGTTGACTCTCACGCCTCCACGGCTTGACACCTTGGGCCGGCCCGTTTTGGCGTTGACTTTTTTTTGATTTGATTCCGTGCTCATATTGATTACTTATGCGACTGCGCAAACACAATGGGTTTAGGCATGGGTTCTGACAGTTTATTATCTGCGTAGATTTTGAGTTGCAACATGAACCACTGCTGACATTCGCGTTCCTTGATACCAGACCGTTCTGCAATTAAAGCCAAGCGTGCCATGGCTGCCTGCACTTCAACGGGATGTTCAAGAGCATGTGCTTGAGCAAGCTCTGCGCCAAATTCTGCATCAGCAATCATCCACATGTCATCGCCTGCTCTAAACATCACTGGCTTTGACTTTACTGGAGTGTCAATCAAGCGACCACCCCACCGTTTGATTTCTGCTATTTCTTTCTTTCTCAATCTAGCTTCGCCCACGATCAGCTCCTGTTATCTGTTGCACACCAAAATCTTCACAATGGAACAACTGATTCATTTTTCTAGCAGTACTTTCAGCCACTGTGCGACTGGTCCATCCATTGCGGCGATAGCTGTGTACATCGTCTTGATAGTTGTCACTCACTTTGATCTGACAAATGCTGCCTTGATAGGTCATGATCCACCATTCTGGGGGCAACATGATGTGTGTGGTTTGACGCTGATTTTTCAGGGGCATGCTGCCTGCTTGTGGTAGTAGTGGTCTCATTATGTGCATATTTAATCCAAATAAATATCAGTATGAATCCAGAAATTGTAAGTCAGCTGTATCGACGTCGTTATGATTTTGCTCGTCGAGATGGCGCAAGAACTTCTGAATGGGTGCTGTGCAAAACACAGCCCCGTGCTCGCTTGACCCAGGTTCAGATTCGCGAGTTCGAGGCCCTGTGTTCACGGCTTGGCCGCCCAGCTCTGATCCAGGATCACGTCACTGGGTCCCTGCCCCAGACTCACACGCACACCTGACTTGCGCTGTGCATGTTGACGTCTTGTGATTATTATAACATTGGTATCGCTCCAAGGTCGACTGCAATCTAGCCGAGTTATACACAGCTCCTGACTGGTGCGTCCGCGTCTGTGCCATAATCCTGCCCAGTGTTCAAGCCACTGCTCAAATGTCAAGTCCCAGCCCTCCTCGCGATAGTTTGCTTGGTTTCTGCACTGCAGCCATGCTCTATAGCTCTCATGTGCTGTGGCATCTGGTCCGCTTTTCCACACATGCGGTCTTGGTCCTGTGCCTTTGCCCAGTCTGTTGTTCACGGTTTTTTCAATTGTTGTCATTTCTATTTCCTTTGTTCAATTCAGTGCGACTACTAACAGCCGCTAGGTTCAGTGCGGCTATATGTATATAATATATAATAATATACTTTTTTTATTACTGTATATAGTATTAGT